TTCTGCTTGCCGAGTTTCTTGATCTGTTCAGCGAACTTCTTAGAACGACCCTGAACAGATTTACCCTGGTTGCTGAATTTCAGCCAGCGGTCTTTGATCTTACGACCCTGCTCTTTCAGCCATTCCCACGCACGCTTCAGGAAGGCTTTGATGTCTTCCCACAGGCTTTCACGCGCCACGCTGCGGCGGTTACGGCTGCCGTAGCTTTCACGCGCTACGCTGGTACGGTGGTCGAAGCCCCAACGGCGACGGATAGATTCCTGCGCAACGTCCAGCGCTTCCGCTGCTTCGTCAGGCATGTCTTCTTCCGCTTCCATTTTGTCGTCAGACGGATCAGCTGCTGCGTCGTCAGCCGCGTCTACCGCGTCCAGCTGCGCATCAGTTTCGTTACCGTCTTCAACCAGCACGTCGTGCTCAGAGTCAGTCTGGTCGATATCACGCTCTTTCTCAGCCAGTTCGGCGAGAATACCTTCAACCGATTCTGCTGGCAGCTCCAGGCCATCCGGAACAACAGTACCGGTGCCTTCAATGGATTCGCGAGCAGCGCGTTTTTGTGCACAGTTTGCCATTTTCACTTTTCCTCTAGGTGGGGCACGCTGCCCCACCTCAATGATTAACGTCGGGTCGTTTACGGGTTAAGAAGGATTACTTCTTACCGTACGCACCGATACCAGCACCGATGTAGCCGTTCAGGCCAGCGATAACGGTGTTAGCAACGTAAGCCACAGCGCGGTTCAGAACCTGATAGTTCTTCACAGACTGGTCAGCAGCAGTACGTGCAGATTGCAGCGCTTCGCGGTTCGCGTCGTCAGCTTTATCTACAGCACCAGAGGCTTTCTCAGCGGCGCGTTGCAGTTTCTCAACTTCGCTATCGAAGGTACGGAAGTCTTGCAGGACTTTCTCGAAGCCTTTACCGATCGCATCCAGACCCTGCGCAGCAGCAGTCAGTTTACCCAGCTCAGGAGTCGCAACCTGTTTGTCTTCGGTCGCATCACCGGTGGTCATGAAGCCGATAGCAGCGAAGTCTACGCCGCCAGCCAGTTTCTTGTTACCGACCTGAATGTAGGCGTTACCCGGCAGCGCTTGCAGTTTCTGGTATTCGCCGTCGGAGAACTCTTCCAGATTCTGAAGTTTGGTTGCTGCGGTACCGAACAGCTCGACTTTGTCGTAAGTCGGCGCGTCAGACGCCAGCATTACGCCCGGACCAGAAGCAGAAGAACCGCCAGAAGCTTTAGAAGCAGACACTTCACCGTCAGCCGCTTTCACGACGTAGGTTGCAGCTGCATCGGCCTGTTTGGTCATTGCAGCGATCGCGCCTTTGGCTTTGCCCTGGGTCACTTCTTTCGCGATGCCGATAGAACCGTCAACGTTGAAAGCGCCTTCGATGGACAGTTTGCTGATCCAGCTACCGCCGATTTCATCTTTGGTCTTTTTGCTGCCCAGGTTTTTGATTGCGGCCTGATACTTCTTAGCACGGCTCTGCGCGGTTTTACCCACGTTGATGTACTTGAGTTTCAGCTCTTTGATCTTGTTAACGATTGACTTGATCAGCTCAAGGAAACGTTTCCACAGATCTTTCAGGGTTTCTTTCCAGCCTTCCTGCGCAGCGGCAGTCATGCCACGGCCACGGCGGAAGCTTTCGCGCGCCAGCTTGGTGCGGTCGATACCCCAACGACGACGAATCGACTCTTGCGCCACTTCGGTGTGGGCAATCGATTCTTCGGATTGTTCTTCGCCGTTATCGATAGCGTCTTGCGCGTCGTCGATAGCGTCTTCAGTACGTGCGGTGTCCGCGCCCAGGGTTTCCTGATCGCCAGCCAGACCTTCCAGCTGTGCATCTTCCGATGCCATTTCAGCCAGTTGGGTATCCAGGTTTTCTACACCCGGCTCTACGTTAGACAGGCCGTCGATTTCACCCGGTTCGGTGTTTTCGATGCTTTCACGAGCAGCTCTGCGTTGTGCAAAATTTGCCATTTCTTTTGTTCCTGTTTGGTTATAACCGAATTACACGCCCCTAGAAAGGGGCCCCCTTAGGGACGTGCGATTTTCAAGAATACTGCCAGCGACATAATCATATCGGACAATCCGTTAGTACGTGTCATCCACCGCGCAAGCAGTTCGTGGTCTGCATAAGATAAGAGGCGAGTATCCGGTTGCATGGATTGGTGCTGCGTGCCCATGTTACGAACTTTACCAGCCTGACCGAAAGCGGCAGACATCATACGCGAGCCCAAGCTGCCTTTTTCCTGAACGTATTTGGTGCCGTGTACATCATTCATGTACGTCGACATCAGCACAGACCAGGTACCGACATTGGTTGGACGTTTCTTTCCGTCAACAATGAACGCAACTGTTTCATTGTAAAACGTATTAAACGTAAAACCGATTTGAGGAAATTCGTCATATAATACCTGTTGCACAGACTCCGCGGCTAAGAGCCGGAAGTAAGGCAGGATAACGGCTGCCGCGGTCAGCGTCTCATGAATGAGGTCATCATCATGGACTTCTGTCGGGTTCTCAGTCAGTTTGGCCATGTAACGTTTAACGAGACGCTCGGCCACGTTAAAGTCAGGGTTGTTAATCTGGTTCATCAGTCTCTCCTGTTGTTATTCGAGACCGTTCTTTTTCGCCAGACGTTCGCGTTTGCGTTTCAGGGAATCCAGACGCTTCTCGTGTTTCTCGATAAGGATTTCCAACGCCGCGTCGCCTTTGCCTTCCGCTTGCTGTTTCTTGAACAGTAAGATGCGGTACTCGGCTGCTTTCGCCGCTTCACACACTTCATCGTAGTTGTCCATCTGCCATTCGTTCCACGACAGATTAATCCGATAAATGATGGTGAGCGGGAATGGTACTGCGGAGAGACCCAGCGGATCGGTGGCTTTCGAACCGAAAGACTTAACCAGATCATTGTAGGTGTCTTCATCAAATACCGCTTCCGGGATTTCCGCATAGTCTGCTTTGAGCTTCGACTGAGGCGTAGCCAGAACACGACAAGCGATGCCGTACGTCACCATGCGAACATGGAGGTACTGCAAATCGTTTGGACCAATACCTTTGACTGCAATGTTCGAGTTCTCCACCGCGCCGAGTTCTTCGGCAGTGATGTAGTTTACGAGCGTACCGCTGTAAAGAACAAAGAAGTTAATGAGGTCCAGCAATTGAAGGAGCGTGGATTTGTTGAACGTCAGTGAAGCGGTGACAACCTGCTTACCGATGTCGCGGTTAATGCACTGTTCAATAAACGGACGCAGTTCCAGCGTGTTGCGCATGGCTGCGATGATATATTCCAGTGCGGATGGGTCGCGCAGACCTTTGACCTCAAGGCCAGAGCTACGCAACATTTTCACCAACTCTTCGCTCAGGGTTTGCACCGGCTTAGAGAGGAACGGTTTCCCCTGTTCGCTACCGACCAGGTCACGCAGGTTTTCAAATTGCGGCAGCAGTGATTCACTGATGGCATCGCAGTTTGCGTTCAGCGTGTTTTTCAGATTCGTTGCTTCGAAGCTCGGCAAGAGCACCGACAGCATGTTTGGAATAGGCATTGCTAAACCCCTTAAAGAACCGGCTGTGCGCCAGAGCGGTAGGCTTCGATGATTTTGTTCACATCAGCCGCACCAGATTTCGATTTGGAGAAGTCAGACTTATCCAGTTCCTGAGAACCGTTCAGGCCACGGGTGTAAATGGTCACACGGTTCCAGGTGGTGTCGACCACAACGTAGTACACGGTCAGGGTGTCTTGGAACACGCGCTGACGCACGTTGAAGTCTTCGAAGCTGCCACCAAGCTGTGCTTCCAGACCGTCGATGGTTTCCTGAGAGACCACCATCACACCAGAGGCGTTATTGATAGACGGCGACAGGGTCAGCAGACCAGACAGCCAGTTACCATTGCGCTTCTCCATCATCTTGGTGTAGTAGCCCGTCTTATCGCGGTAGCGGTTCTTACGGTACTCTTCCATCAGGTCGTTTGAGAACGCGAGGTCTTTTGCTGCTGCCAGTTTATCCAGCCAACCCCCGTTACGATCGCCTTTGTGTTGCAGACGGATGTAACGCTCCCAGAAGTCTTTCTGTTCGGAGGCAAACGCAATCAGGGTTTCCATACCGTCAGTCGGCACGGATTTCACATCGAGGCGCAGACGCATCGGCACTTCGGTTTTGTTCCCGTTACGTTCAAAGGTCGCGCTGAACACTTTACCACCCGCCAGACCTTCCTGCTCCATCATCTGCTTCATGAAGTTGGACGGCAGCGTTGACGCTACTTTACCCGACTTGCTGTCGTAGTTGTTGGTGGTCGAGTTAAAGTTCTCGGTGTGGCTGTTGTTATTGTTGACTTCGGTGTTACCGTTGAACTGGTTGTTCTGGTTCACCGGACGGCTACCACGACGGCTCGATTCGCCCACGGCGATGGCGAGGCTATCGTATGACGGTAAACCAAAGCGACCCCGGCGTTCGCCGATAGCCATTGTGGCCAGACGGGAACCGCTGCGGGCGGCGGCATCGAGGGAGTTACGGCGCGTGGAGATTTTATCCAGCGTTCCAATAACGTCCACCTCAGGCACGCCAATCAGCAGGGAGATGGCAGTTAATTGGTTAGCGGCCAGCAG